AGGATATAGAGTGCGAAGCCAATCTTGTGCTTCTTTAGAATACTGAACAAACTCACGCCTAGCTTTTTTAACTGGCATAGCACGAAGTTTTTTACCCTGAATTACGGCAAAGCTGGCTTGCTCTAGTACACGCTGGTCTATTGGCGGTAAGTTAGCCTGAATGCCAGCAGCATATAGGTTGGGATTAGCTTCTCCAACAATCGGATTTAGTTTTTTCCCCATTAGTATCCATAACCAGAAAATTCAGAATAAATAAGTTCTGCAGTACCAGTTGGGTCATACTGTGAAATCTTTTGCATCACTTGAGAAAGTGTTGGAGTACGATAAAACCCACCACTAATACCAGGTGGTAACTGTCCTAGACCTTCAGTTATTGGAACATTTGCATCAGCTTGCAACTCGCTAATACCCGTTGGCATTGGAGGTAATTCCGTTTGTACTGGAGTTGGCTGAGGAATTGCAGCCATAGGAGCCTGTGTTTGAGTGTCATATACTTCTTGAGAGGTTACACCCTGGCTACGCATACCTGGAATATATTTAGCTGGCTGAGTTAGATTTCTACCAGACTGTCCGTCTCCGCCCATTGGATTAACTCTTGTGGGATTATTTTGTGATGCAGTCGGTCTGTATCCGCCCTGTCCATTTGCCATCAGTCTTCATCCTCTTCATCAAGATATTTGCTAGCATCAACATTCTTTGGTATCTCAAAGTTCACCCAAGCTGGGTAAGACTCTTTATCCATAATTAGACTTAAACAAATATCTTCTGGAAAACCAGCATCTTTAAGAGATTTATAATATTCATTAAGCCATATTGCATAGACTTCAAGCTTTGTGTGCTCTATTGTCTTTACTGTACGAACACGCTTTACTGTTTTAATTTTCTTTTTAGGAGTTGTCTTCCTTCTGCGTTGTGCCACCTTTATCTCCTAACTGCGGTTCGTGCGCTTGCGCTTGCCTCTCCACTAGCATTTAGGCTAGCCAATAAACTTTGTAGACCCACTGGAGGTTGAGAGCCCGCTGTCAATGCGGCGGGAGCTGGGGACGGTTGCTCAACCATTTGTGCATCGACAGCGGGTAATTCTTCTGGAGCAAATATTTCTTCAACTGCATCTTCTATTGCCCGTCCCTTTTGTCGAAGCTTAATAACTTCAGAAATTTTCTTTACTATTCCAGATACGTCTCCACCGCTAGAAGCTAACTGTGGAATAGCGGTAGCATAAGACTGTAGCGAAGTAAGCAATGATTTTCTCAATTGCTCAATCTCAATCTTTTCTTGCTCTTGAGTTACATTAACTTCAAATGGCAATTCACGCATAGCAAGGTCTGTCGAAATAAGTCCCGCACCAAGAGCTTGCAACATAAAGATAAGCCCCTGTGCTGGGTTAAGTCCAGCCAGCATTCCGTATCGAACATCTGCCGAGTAGTCACCCTTTATATCACGGGATGGCAGGTAATCAATATTGAATGGAGCACCAGCATCAATTCCAATAATTGATTTTTCAAAATTAAAATACTTCTCATCTATCTCAAAACAGATAGAGATTACATCTTTGAGAGCAGAAGCAAAGATGGCTTGAGCAGATTTAACTTGTGTATCAAATCCACCCATAAGGGCTTGAACGCCCTGACCAGTAACAATAGAAGCATCAATATTACCAGTACGAGATTCTGGATATCGAGTTCCAGTACGAAGTTCCTGTTGAAGTAACGCTTGTTCGGTAAATGCACCAGCTGGTATTGGTAATTCTACACGACGAACACCTGCTGGGTTTTGAGTACGAATGATGGCATCGCCACCAATTTGCATTTCTGCCACATCTTGTGGCACGACGATAGGTGCTTGAACGGACTTTTCCGCCGCTTCCATCGCAAGTAATGCGAACCTATTACGAAGCAACTGAATACCGAGCACATCGTCAAACTGCCCACGCATTTCGCCATCAATAGACGGACGCTTTGCAATGATAACCATCATCTTTCCTAGCGGATTAGGTGCTAAGGAAAGAACTAGATTGTTTCTAGCAGGCAGATAAATAATTGATTGAGTGTCATCGTAGTAACGAATCATCTCAATCTGAGCGTTAAGGTCTTGCTTGTATCCTTCACGACCAAGCAAATCTAATTCAAACTCGGGGAACTGTGATACCAGTTCTCCAAGAGATACATAGTAACGCTTTGCAAAGGCAATGCAGCGTCCGTAGCGGTCAAACTCAGGGTAAGCCCCTATTGGACTTTCTACTCGGATTCGCGGCAGCCCTGCTACTTCGTCAAGTTCTATAACGAACGGGACGAAACCGAAGGTGATGTACATATCGGCACCTGTGTACATCTGGACTTGTAAATCAGAATGAGCAAAATAGTTAGAGGCAATGCGAGTACGAGTATCAGCAAACTTACGAGCACGGTCACTAGCTTGATTCGATGCCGAACAATTAACGGACGGGAGGGGTGCCATAACCTCTGAAAGGTCTCTTGCAACAATATCAATAAAATTTGCAACGACATTGGCATCTACACCTTCAGGAAAAAACTCTGGGTATACATCCGTAATACGACCAGCACGAACGGATAGAACCTCATCTTGCCGTTGTTCACGCTCAATAGAACGTTTACGAAGGTTCTCAACTCGTGCAGAAATCTGTTCAATAGATAGCATCTATATTCCTAATCTAGTTTAAAGAAACCAACACCGCCACCGCTACCAGGCATAATGGGTGCAATACCCATACCGCCACGAGGCGTGATAGTTCTTGGTCGTAATGGTTTCTTTTTAAGACGTTCTTTTTCTTTTTCAGCTTTTTTGATTGCTCTCAATCCTTCACGAGCTTCTGCTTCAGCAGTTCGTCGAGCCTGAGATTCCTTCATAGGATTTTGCACTCTTGGATTACGCTTTGATTCCTCGTATTGAAGATTGGCAGAAAGCCGTGCTTCCCTAGCAAGACGAGCTTCTTCAGCGTCTAGTCTTGCTCTAGCTTGTGGCGTTAAATTCATATCTCTAGCAAGAATATCTTGTTTGCCCCTAGAGCTTGGTATAGCAGTAGCATTTACTTTATTGCCAGTAGCTCTTCCAATAATTATGTTTGCTTCTTGACGAGAAATAACTCCTCGTTCTACCAGACCTGGTAATTTTGTTATATCTATTCCAACAAATCTTGGAATGTTTATTCCAGAATCGTATCCTCTAAAACCAGTGCTACGTGAAGGCGGTTTTAATCTAGATTGAGTTGTTTGCCTTCTACGTGTTGGCTTCATCGTTTCTTTAAATGAAGAGATTTTTTGTTCAACAGGGACAAAGCCTGGTCTGCCAGCTGCTGGTCTTATCTTAGATTTTACTGGACCAAATGACTGCGGTACTTTTTCTCTTAATGTTCTAGCAACTAACTTCTTTTGCGATACACGGGTTCTCTTACGTGCATTAAAAGGTGGTTTGTCCATCTCCCTGACAATAGAGCGAAGTTGCCCTCGTGTCGGCATCTTGCCCTTTTTTCTGGGTGGCATCATCTACTCCTAGTACACCTGTTGCCATTGGTCGGCATATGCTTCATCAAGATTAACAACTATTCTTCTATCGCGTTGAGCTCTTGTCGCCCAGCGATTATTTGCAAAATAATTTATTCTGCTTCCTTGCTGCATCATTTCACGGGCTCGTATCACGGCAAACCAGAGCGCCATTACGCAGTCTGTCTTGCCACGGGTATCTGGCTTCCAGGTCAACAATTGTTGAACCAAAGCCTTGATACCCTCTGAGCCCTCACTTGATGGAAGCTCTATAATGTTGTTATCTTGATGCTTGTCATTTTCAATAGAACCAAAAAGGGTAGACATAGAGGCAACACCAAAGTTGGTATCCCATTTGTTCTTACCCGTAAAGTGAGCATCAAGCCTAACCCCGTGGACTGCCAACCAGTTTCGCAAGTCATCGTCTAATGAATACGCTTTTTGGTGGGCGTTGATTTCCACCCTGAACTCTTGCGGAGTATATTTGAGCGTTAACTCTTCAATCTGGTCGCGTATCTTCTGCGGGGTTGGCTCACTCATATTAACTGCATCTAGGACATAGATTCGTCCGTCAGCACGGTTATAGGTCACGATAACAAAAGCTGCGTGACCAGCACCCATAGCTGGGTCAAAGCCAATGATGGTATAACCCTCAACTCTTTCAGGGCATCCCCGTGCGCCAGGCTTAAGCAAACCGCGCCTTCTCGCCGTATTGGTAGAACCCTGTATCAGTAAAGGAGAAAAAATAGAATTCTCCATTACGTCTTCTTGCTGATAAACAAGAGCCCAAGTAGAGGGAGTTACTTCGCTTCTACGCTTGTAGAGTGTTGGTCCGTCCCATTTCGGAAAGAGTCCATCTTCTCCTGGAGTATCGTCATCTCCGTCCCAAGGAACGTCTGACCTAGCCCACAGAGTCTCCCAATCCTTTGGATGAGGAGCATACTTAAGAACAGCTGGCATACCCATATACGAAAAAGGGCTCTTGCCACCCGACCAATACTTAGGTTCACGAAGCTCTTTATAAAAATCAGTTGGTGCAATTCGGGTCCCTACCACTAGCAACTTACCGTTTTTACCTAGACGGGTGATGACTTCCTTCTGAAGCCAGTTAATCTGTTTCTCAAACTCGTGGGCATTAGCCGTAGTAATACAGTCATCAAGAATGATGAGGTCGGCACGAGCACCATAAATCTGACCCCCCATACCAAGCGCCTGAATCGTAGGGTCTTTTTCCGAGGAGTTCCTAGCGTCGTTTCCCAGATAGACGGTATCAACACGCCACGTATCGGCATCCTGTTTCCAGCCCCCTTCAGGACCATACGCAGTCTGCATCTTAAGATAACGCGGGTGAGATAGCCTCTGCTTGATTGAGTAGACAAACTCTCTCGCTTTGACTAGGGTTTTAGAAACTACAATAATACGAACGTTAGGGTCAAGGGCTATTCGATAGGTGGAGTAGTTAACCGTGATAACGGTAGACTTGGCGTGTTCTGGGGGAACGTTGATGAGAAGCCTTGAGGGGTCCCCTGGCTCATATATCATCGAAGGGTGTAGCCAGCTTGGCTCTTTACCCTCTAGTAAATCCACCCAGTCCTGATGGTGGGGAAAAACCTTTTGCCCAAGAAAGATGTCTGAGAATTGGCTGAAAGAGATATCCTGCTTGTCTATCCCCAACGACTTGATGGAGTTGGACTTAGCTTCCTCTTTGGCATCCTCAAGAGCAGAGGCAAACTGCTTATCCCGCATAATCCAGATACGGACCGTATCGGGCTTTTTTCCACAGATTTGCATAGCCTTGTGGATAGAATGTCCCTCTGCTACTAAGGCTAGGACTTTGGCTTTAGCCTCACGGCTAGCCTTTGCCTGGGGGTTTTCCCCCTTCTTTTGAAAGCTCACAGAGGTGTCCCATTTTCAATAGTTACAGTTTCTAGCAGATAGCTAGTAACAGATAGTAGATACAGTTTGTAACGCAAATCCTTTTAAGGGATTTGCTACAGTAAATAAAAAACAGCCTCTATATACTATTAACCTGTTCAAACAGCCAAAACGAACACTTTTTAACAAACTATTTTTTTAAGCTAGGACAAAATAGGACAAACTGGTACAGATATAGGGGGCATAGGACTGTACGGGAAAATCTTTTTGGTAGTTACTCTATAGCTTCCACAACTCCATTAAACAGTCTGGGGTCAAAGACCCCGTCCTGTTTAACGGGCTGTCGCCATCAGATACCGTCTGGTGCCTGACTGGTAGACAGTATCTCTCCTCGGCTCTGTAACAACATCTGGCGCCTCGGACTTAAACTACAAATCTAAATGCTACATAGCACAGGTCTCCTTCCTGTCAAGCCAGGATAAGGCTCTGGCTTGACATTCCCTCCGACCAGTGCTATCCGAAAAGTAGATTATCAGCAAGGTGCTGATAAGGAGAGGTAGTGATGAGAAAGTGTTCTGTTTGTAAGTTTGATATTGATATGGAAAGTGCTGTTGAAGGTTGCTCTCATAAGTGGCACACCCATCCCGAAGCACCGTGGGGTATATATATCGGTGCTATAGATGATTGGGATATGTGCTGTCTCTGCGGAAAAGACGCTGGGGTGATGTATAAATGAAAACTGAACCTAAGTTAGATGGCTTCTCCATTGTGGAGCCAGATGAGGACTTGCCATCCTTGGATGAACTGAAGTCAGCAGTGCAGAACTGCGCCCAATGCTCAGCCAAGGAACTATGTCCAGAGCACTGCGCCTTGCTCTTCGAGCACCCAGCCGTTGCTAGCCAAGACCAAGATGAGGCTAGGCTAGTAACAAGAGCGCACAGCCTTGTAGAGCAGAATCTGATGGAGCAGGAAGGGCATTCCTACCATCGGGATAACGAAGCCGAGCCTTCAGCCCACGAGTGGGTAGGCTCGGTTACAAGAAGAAACGAAAAACAGCAGAACCTGCTGGACGCTCCAGAAACTCGGGAAGAGTTCCTAGAGCCTACTTACAACCTAGCCGATAGGCTCTCTGGCTATCGGTTCCTTGGCAAACATATGATTGACCTGAGAGATGATTACGATGTAAGACTCTCTCTGGTTCCCGACAAAGGATTCGGGATTTGCCAAGCCTGTCATATGCTATACAACCAAGCACTGGCAACTTGTCCAGAATGCTAACCAAGGGGCTTTCCCCTGCCAGGTGTGGCAGGGGATTCACCCCTCCAACAACTAAGGAGACGAAAGTGAATAACGAAGAAGCAGTAAACCTGTTCCTCTTCAGGAACGCACAACTCAAGTCCATCAAGGACTACGGCAACATCATCAAGGGAATCGTTCAGTCCCGCCAAACCTTCCAGACTCCAGACGGACAACTTAAGTCCCGCTTTGTAGCAAGTCGGCAGGTCACCATTGCAGATGAGTCAGTCATCGAGCAAATCCGTCCGTTACTAGCAACATCGGATGAGTTCATCGTCAATGTCTCAGGATATATGACGACTACAGTTCGGGAAAAAGAAGGCAAATCCACCTGGTATGACAACCAGATGGTTACCGAACTAGAAATCCTCGCTTAGCATCACTCAGTCAGGGTAGGGGCTTCGGCTCCTGCCCTGACCCTCTCTTTTTTCCAACCCATTTGTACTCAAAGGGACCTATGCGAGTCCTCAGAGGAGACAGCAATGACAAGCAACTACTGCGACCATATCTACGATTCATATTGTCCTAGGTGTGGGATAGATTCTGTAGAACATCAACAAGTTATCTGCGGTGACTGCCTCAGACCAGAATGTAAAGGATGTGGAAGATGATAAGTGCATATGCTACAAAGCCTTGCCCTCATTGTGGCAAGACAGGTATTATCAGTATTGACGAAGACCAGCTATTCAAATGGCTATCGGGAAGTCTTATTCAAGAAGCCTTTCCAGGTCTGCCATCATCACTACGAGAACAACTAATGACTGGTATGCATCCAGAATGTTGGGAAGAAGTATTCGCAGAGCTGAAGGAGTAGACTATGACAGTGACATATATTCCAACCACCTGTATGAAGTGCGGTTGCAATATAGAAATCAAACGCACAGACTGGTCCGAGTCCAGCGCATACTGCTATCCGTGTGCTGCGACTAAGTTCTACTCAGCAGAAGAGTACAAGTAAGGAGACAGCTATGAGTGCATTCACTCACCACTCATCCTATGACAAGCAATATACAACTGAAGTCACCGTCAAGTGGTACATCAGAACCACCTCG